CAGGATGACAAAGGACACTGGGTTCATTTTGGACAGATTCCTTACCAAGATTATACGAAACATAAAAATTTAACACGACGCAAAAATTATCTTACGAGAAGTGGTAAGATTCGAGGCGATTGGAAAAAACATAAATATTCGGCAAATAATTTAGCTAGAAAAATTTTATGGTAATAAGTATTTTATTAATAAACAATTAACAAAATATAAAGAATTTCCCACTACTATTATAATGAAGGTAGCTCTTTGTTTTATTATTAGTTATGAACATATTTTAAATAAAGAACATATTTGGCGTGAGTGGATTGAGCCAAATAAAGACATCATAAATGTATACTTTTATTACAAAGATATTACCAAAATTAAGTCTAAGTGGATACTTGACCACGTAATACCAAGTAATTGTATTTATGAAACTAGTTACTATCATGTTATTCCAGCTTATACCTCTATAATGTCATTTGCCATGAATAATGATAAAAATAATCAATGGTTTTGCCTATTAACTGACTCATGTTGCCCAATTATTTCACCTAAAAGATTTAAATACTTATTTTATGAGAATTATAATAAAAGCATTATGAGTTGGAAAAAAGCCTGGTGGAATATTACGCTTCATAAAAGAGCAAATTTAGCATTGTTACCCGAAGATTTCAGACTTGGAAATGACCCTTGGTTTGTTTTAAAGAGAGAACATATTTTATGTATAATTAATTATTTATATACAAAAAAAGAAATAGTAAAAACTATATGTGCTGGAGGATTAGCTAATGAAAGTTTATTTGCTATTATTTTTTATGCTTGTAAACAGTTAAATAAAACGCACCTAATCTCATCTGCTACACACGCAACAGACTGGTCTAGAATGGCAAGTAGCACTAGTCCTCATGTTTTTAAGGAGGCAAATCAAACTGATATTACATTTATTGAGAAATTTATAAAAGAAAATAAATATACAATGTTTATTAGAAAAGTATCTCCAGAATTTCCTGATACAGTACTACAAAAATATATATATAATTATTCAAAAGACGACTATGAAGATAATGACCCGTGTGTTTTTAGTATTTCTATATTATGTTTTTGGTTATCATTATCATTTTTTTTATTTATATTTAAATATATCTTCTTGTAATCTATATAATGGACGAAACACAGTTATTAAAAAAGGAAAATGAAGAGCTCAAAAATAAAGTAATTGAATTAGAAGAAAGGTTAAAAAAATATACTGCGCCTGCTAGAAGTAAGATTTATTATGAAAATCATAAAGAAGAACTCTTGGAAAAAATGAAAAAATACAAACCTACTCCAGAACAAATAAAGGAAAAAAACCGCAAAGCATATTTGAAAAGAAAAGAAAAATTAGAAAATGAAAATTTATTAAAATAAATTGAATTAAATTAATATATTTAACGTTAAATATATTAAATATAATCTTTAGTAATAGTATAAGAATGACAAGATTAAAATATGATTATGAAATGTTGAAAAATATTTTTGATGAAGGATGCGCAACTTTATTAGTTGATTATAAAGATAAATACGTAACAAGAGATACAAGAATTATAGGTAAATGTATTTTATGTGAAAATAGTTTTAATAAATCTTTAAACAACTTACATAAACAAAGAAATTTTGGTTGTGAAAAATGTGCTAAAATTTTAAAGTTTGAAAGAATAAAAAATACAATGATAGATAAATATGGGGTTGAATATGCTGCTAAATCACATCATTTTAGAGATAAAATGAAAAGCACTACATTGGAAAGATATGGTGTTGAACATGGAACTCAAAGTGAAAAAGTTAAAGAAAAAACTAGACAGACTAATTTAAAAACATATGGAGTTGAGTATGGATTACAAAATAAAGCAGTTAAAGAGAAGAGTAGGATTACAAATTTAGAAAAATATGGGTTTGAGAATCCTTTACAACGTGAAGAAATAAAGGAAAAATGTAAGAAAACTAATTTTGAAAAATATGGTGTTGAATATGCTTCACAAAGTGAAGAAATTCAAAATAAAATTAAAAAAAATACTTTAGAAAAATATGGTGTTGAACATTTTACACAAACTAATATTATGAAAGAAAAAACTATTAAAACTAATTTAGAAAAATATGGGGTAAAACATAATTCACAACGTGAAGAAATTCAAAATAAAATTAAAAAAACTAATTTAGAAAAATATGGTGTTGAAAGTTGTATGCAAAACCCTGAAATAATGGAAAAGAACATTAAAATGTCTTATTATTTAAAAGAATATAATTTACCATCTGGTAATATAATTAAAATTCAAGGTTACGAACATTTTGCTTTAAATGAGTTGTTAAAAAATATTAATGAAAATGATATTATAACTGGATGTAAAAATGTGCCAACTATTTGGTATAACGATGAATCAGGCAAAAAACATAGACATTTTGTTGATATTTTTATTCCATCACAAAATAAATGTATTGAAGTTAAATCTACTTGGACTTTTAAAAAACAAAAAGAAATAGTATTATTAAAAAAAATGGCAGCAAAAGAGTTAGGTTATTTATATGAAATTTGGGTTTATGATAAAATAGGAAATAAAGTAGATTTTTATGATTAATAAAATTTTATAGTCTTATTATTTAATTCTTCCATCTATTCCCACAATTTATGCAAGAAATGTACACAGTCATCGGTTCGTCGGCAGACCTTGTTTGCATTTGATAATAAGTACATTTATTTTGTTTACATTTACGACAAGTAAAAGTATCAGTTGAAGCCTCAATATTTTGTTCGAACTTATTCGCATCTCTTTTAGCTTTTTCTTCAATCAATTCTTTCCACTTATCAGGTCGCATTTCTTGATGAGTCATAAAAGCAACAGTATGAGCTTGAATTGCTTCAGACTTTATTTGTTCCAAAATTTCAGTATTTTTAAGATTAAGATAAATGCTGCGCAATCTATCTAAATAAATTTGAACAAAGTATGGATTATCCCATTTTTTAACAACTTTTCTATTAGAAGCTTCTTTTAAAGCATAATTAAATATTCCCTTTTCTAAATTAGAACTGTGTTTTTCATTTTCTAAAACTATATTGAGTTTACCTCTAATATTTAAACGAAATTGTTCAGGATTTGTGATTTTTCGAGATGTCATTATTAGTTATATTAATTTAAATAATATGTTTAAATTAATATCAATTTTATTATTTAATAAAATAATTTTATTTTTTAATTTCATCACTACTATAATCATATATATCTTCACTTAATTCTGAACCCACATCTTCAATATTTTCTCCATCTAATTCGTCATTTTCGTCAATATCACTTGTATTGTCACTATTATCCTCTTCTGTTTCATAATCATCATCATCACAACCATCATCATCATCACCATCACTATCAACAACAAACCCATCTTTTAAATAACCTTGTTTAGTTTTTTTGTCTTTTGGAACATTTTCAAGCTCATCAATTTCATTTTCATCTTCAATCGCCGTAGATGCCAAGTCTTCAAATCCACCAAATAATTTTTCATATATTTTTTCCCAAAGTTCTAATGATAAATTAGTGTATACATGTTTTCCCTCATCATTTTTTACTTTTGCTAAAATAACACAATTACCAAAAAATAACTTTGTATCGATTGGAGGAGGAAAATCATACTTATTTTCACTATTTGCTCTACCATCTACTTTAGCATATACAGAAATTAAATATTTTTTTGATTCACACTTAACATTCCATTCAGTTTGTTTATTAAAATCTTCTGATTTTTTAAAACCACATTTTTTAAATAAATCTTCTTCTTTAAATTCCTTAATTGCTAGTATTTTTAATACGCCAGTTTTTTCAACAATTATAACATTAAGTGATTGAGCCATATTTTATATTGTTTTATGAATAGGTTTAAATAGTTTATCTTATAAATATTATTATAAAATGAAGATTTATATTAATTATAAACCTGCTGACATATTAAAAAAAATAAAATCAATAGATGAATATTTTTTAAGTAAAAAAAATAACATTGAAATTATTTCAGATGAGGGTATTTTTTACATTGATGAAAAAAAGTTTTATAAAATGAATATTATTTCTGATGAACTAATTAAATTAAGAAGTAATAATTTTGATTTGCTATTGGATAAATCTGTCTATAATAATGATATAGTATATCAAGTGCCTTTAGTTCATATTGATTCTTATATTACTACTTTTTATTATGCTATAAATTCAAAATCAAAAATAAAACTAGTAATAGAAGGAAATTATGAATCAATTGATAAAGAAAAATTAATGATTAATAAATATGATAATTTTACTCCAAATAATTTTTATTTTGAAGCACCAAATGAAAAAACGGATTTTGAATTATTAAATAATGATGATTTAAATGTGTTTTTATCTCTCTTAAACTAATATTTTAATATAATATGTTGTCTTGGATAATTCAAATTTCAATTATATCTATTATATTAATATTTTTAGTTCACTATTTATTTAATTTTTTTAAAGAAACATTAACTGTTCCTAAAATTAAAGATTTAGTAAATGTTCCCAATAAAAAATATGAAAATATGTATAATATTATTTCAAAAAATAACGGAAGTAATGAACCAACTAATTATACTGATATTGATTTATTACCAACTCAACCTTTTGAAAAAGTTGAACCAAAATGGGATAAATCATCTGATGCTGATTTAATGAAAAGTGAGTTAAAAAGTTTTTTAAAAAAACAATTAAAAGAGTCATCCACCGATATTTCTAGTTTAAATTCACAACCTAATTCTAGTTTATATTCGTATTCTGATTATTAGTATTGTTATTGTAAAAATATTAGGTAAAATAATATAAAGATTATTTGATGAATATATATAAATGTTGAGCGAAGAAGAAAAAGAACAAATTTTATCTGAATTACCAAATATCAAACTTTCTTATGAAAATATTATACATAAGAAAGTTTATTCTGATTTTGTTTTAGCAATTCCAGAAGGAAAAAAATGCTTTGCTTGGTTTACAAATAATAAAAATGGTAATGTTTGTTATATTTTAGAGCTAGGGGAAAATAAACAAATATTTGATATTAAAATTGTAAACTGTTGTTTTAATAGTTGCCTTAGTTTTGGTACAATATTTTATGGTACTCTTTTTAATTATTTAAATAATAACTTTTTTTCAATTGAAGATATTTTTTTATATAAAGGTAAAAATGTTTCGAACTATATTTGGATTAAAAAACTAGAATTATTTAAACAAGTTATGAATATTGATATTAAACAAATATCTTATAACAAGTCTTTTATAGTTTTTGGTTTACCACTAATTAATATTGATTTTAATAAATTAGTTGATGAAATTGGTAAAGTAAATTATAAAATTAAGTGTATTCAGTTTAGAAATTATAATAATAAAAATGTTTCACAATATTTAGAATATTTAGAATTAATAAATATTAATAAATCTTTAGAGGTGAAACAACCAATTAAAAATAATGAATATAAACCTGCTCATATTATTACAAAACAAGTTCCAAATGTTATTTCAAATTCTAGTTATAAAAACACTACAAAGAGAGAAAAAACTGCGGTTTTTCAGATTAAACCAGAAATTCAAAATGATATATATTATTTGTATTGTTTTGATAATAATACTCAATCATTAGTTCATTATAATATTGCGTGTATACCAGATTTTAAAACAAGTGTAATGATGAATAAGTTATTTAGAAATATAAAAGAAAATAATAATTTAGATACATTAGAAGAAAGTGATAACGAAGATGAGTTTGAAAATGATAAAGAAGATAGATTTGTTTATTTAGATAGAGAATTTAATATGATATGTAGTTATAATTATAAGTTTAAAAAATGGACTCCTATAAAATTAGCCGATAAGAATATGAAAATTGTAAATTTTAATGAGTTATTATACCTTTAAAAAAGGTATAGCCAAATTATATACCTTTA